CATCACAACTCTAAATGCATAAAGTCCTTGTCTTTGTTGAATTGCTTCTAAGTAAGGGTTTACGATGTTTAAGAATCTGTTTCTAGTTTCAGAAGTATTTTGTTCGAATACTAAATATCTTGAAGTAGATGCGATGTATTTTCTAACAGTTAATAATAATCTTCTTACATTGATTCTATCCAATGCAGATGGTTTATCTTGTAATGTTTTTTGTCCGAATACTACGATACCTTGTCCTGGGAACTGAACGATTGGATTTACCTTTCCTTCATATAATGTATCTTTTTCCGATTGAGTTAAACGATTTTGAACTGCTACTGCTCCAATCAATCCACCTCTATTTAAACCCGCTGGTGCGAACCATTCTGCTGCTACTCTATCGTTAGATGCAAATACACCAGGTAATAATACTGATGGTGGTACTGCAATTAACTTATTAGTATTAACATCAATAGTTTTAATCCAAGGGTAGTAAGATGCTGCGTAGTTAGAATCAACATCATTTGCTTGTCCTACTGCGTTTGTTATTGAATCCGAATATGTTGTTGTGTCCATTATGTAGAAACAATCACTTCTTTCTTCAACCATATCTAAAATATCAGTTGTTACTGCGGTGTGCAATCTTCTAATAACACCAGGAGTTACAATCATATTAACATCGTATTCATCTTGGTTAGATAATGCCGATACGTGCTTTCCGTAAGCAATAGAGCCAGATGATAATGATGTAGAAAGATTAAATCCTTGTGAGTTTCCTGCTATAATACTATCTCCTTTGTAGATAGGTGTTGCGGGGCTCATACCATCAAAACCTTCTTGGAATGCTACTAAGAATTGTGCTGCTGAATTACCAACAGATAATGCTCCTCCGTTTGCCACATCTACTCCAAATGCTACGTTAGCACCTACACCTGCTCCGTTAGGAATTGGCTTTAAGTAAATTGAGTTATCAATATTACCATCCAAATCAATACCACCATATACAGTTGCCGAAGAACTAACATAAGTTACTGAAGGAATTAATGAACCAATTCCTGCTGATGCTGAGATTGGTAATGTATAAGCTCCATGTCCAAAAGGAACTGCTTGAACTGGTGAGTTTTCGTTTAATTCAGAAATTCTAATATATTTTGAGTTATTAACCCAATCACCATTTTCAGTTACTTTACCATCTGATGCAATTGTTCTCTTTCTATCACCAATTACTCTTGCGATGTAGTTAGGAGAGTTAGGGTCTAAGTTTACATTAGAATAAGTTTCTAATACTACTTTCTTTTTGTTTGTATCGGCTCCATCTCTAACAACAACTGTAAATGTACCATAATCAGTACCGTTTACTGAACCTGCTGCTTTAATGTTTGTAATACCGATTTTAACTTTAGTATTTGCTGCATTTCCTGCACCAATTGTTTCAAAACGGAAAAGATTTGTTCTTTCTCCAGAAATCAATTGTGATTGGATAAATGGTGTCAATGCTTCTTGTGCATCAAATGTATATGCTTGGTCTGCTAATACCGTTACACTTGCACTTGTAGCTGATACAAATGGAACATTATGATTTTTAAAAAATCCATAAACATAAGGTTTTTTTGCTCCAAAAGCAGATAATCCAAATACAGATTCAATATCATCCGTATCAGATGCTTCCAAAGATGCGGATAACAATCCTGCGTTTGAACCCGAAATTAAAAATTGACCAGATGAACCGACTGTTACAGTTGTTCCTGCAAAACCTGCGTTTGAACCACTTGCCGTATTAAATAAAATACCAACAGATGCCGATATTGAACCAGAAGTTACTGTTAATAATAAAGGAGCAGTTTCAGTATATCCGCCGATACCCGCAACTCTACAAATTGTAGCAGTTCCTGCTTCTCTTAAATATGATTGTACTGCTAAAGGTGTGTAGTATGTATCATCAACTGTTCCAAACAAAGTTTCGAATTCTGCTTGAGAATTAACGATTGTTGGAACTAATGGTCCTTCTTTAAAAGGTCCGATGAAAGCTGCACCAATATCAGCTACACCTTGTTGTAAAAATGAAAGGTCGTTTTCTTTTGTAAAAACACCTGGTGATACTATTTTGTCTGCCATTTTGTATTCTAATTTAAAAATTTTATTATCTTAATATAAATATAAAAATTATTTTCAAAACAACAATTTATTATTTGTAGTTTGGAGAGAAATAATCATATACCTGGTCTACTAAGGCTAAAGTTTGTAATGTGTTATAAAACAATACTGGTCCGATTTGTCCATTCCAAAATAACGTTCTACCTGTATTTGAACCAATTGTTACATAGTTTGTAGATGATGGTGCAGTGAATGCTGATGATGAAAATGTACCAACAGATACTCCATCTACATAAATTGTACAAGTACCACTTGGTTGGAATGCCGCTGAAATCATATACCATACATTTGATGATAATGATGTTGTTAATTGACCGGAACTTCCCAAAGAACTACCTGTAAATTGTACTCTATTTAATGTAGAACTGTTTGTTGATTCAATTGATAATTTATAAAAACCCGCATAATCAAATATAGGTCTTGATGCAACACCTAATGTAGTTGTAGGTCTAATCCAAACGTGAATTGTACCTGTATTAGTATTAAATTGAGATATACCACCATTAATATTAGATGCAGTATCTTTATAGAATAAGTTAGATGTTCCATTAAATGAATAGTATCTTTCGTTTCTACTTCCACCATTATTGTATGATGGATTTCCACTTGCCAATGATAAAGGTCCCTGTGCTCCAGGTCTAACACCCGTACCATACCCACTCATATCCAACAAATCTACCGTTGGTGTACCAGTTGCAGGTAAAGAACCTGCTGCAAATGATGCAGTTTTAGCAGGTTCTAAATACATTCTTAATCCAGATGCAGGAATAGATGGTTGTGTAGTTGTTCCTTTGTTGTGTGATATTGTACCATTTGCCAAATAAACGTCAGCATTTTCTACGTTGAGTGTTACAATTTCAACATCTTCTATTATTTTAGCAACATCATATACCAAAACTTCAACTAAACCATCGGTTTCATCATAAGTTAATATTGAATCTCCTGGTAATATAGTTTCTACTAATTTAAAGTGATATTTTTGTGTTTCAAAATCAAACACATATAATGGGTGAGTTCCAGTTGCCTTTATTAAACCATTATTAATATTGTAATACCCACTTGCAAAGTTAAATGTAATATCAGATACAGTTACATCCTGGTATTCACCTGCAGCGGTATCTGAATTAAACATTCTCCATTCTGTTGCTTCTGTATCTGTCCCATCCAATGATTCATCAGGCAATCCCGCTGGCACCCATGCTTTAATAACATCACCAACTGCCAAATCTTCTACATTTACAATAGTATTGTCTGCTTTTGTTACCGGAGTATCAAATAATAAACAGAAATCTGGTTGGTTAATTGTATTATAAACATCAACTGCGTATAAAATTTTTGTAACAGTAGAGTTATAATTTGTTGCCGCAGTATTAAACCCATCGTTATACGTCATTGATAACGTAGATTGTGCTTCTGAATACGTTGATACTGCGATGGATGCAGGTGTTACTGGAAACGTTGAAGTAGCTCCTAATGTTGCACCACCAACTGTAAAGTTTGCATTATTAAATGATACTGTATAGTTTGCAGCTACACTAGCAACTCTTGCAGTATGAGCAGCACCCGCACTTCCAAATGTAAATGTAGCATTTTCAGATGTAGATTCTACAATATATGTAAAAGTTGGTGGAGTTACTGTTACCGAATCAATTGCAAATGCTCCAATGGAAATTGAAGTTCCTGCAGATGCATTTCTTGCATTTAATGATGATGCTTGTGAAGTTCTTGCTGAACCTACAGTTGCTCTGTATAAATTTCCTAAAGATAAATTAGTTTTTGGCATATTAGTATGTGTTATTCTCCGTTATAAATATCTAAAAGTTTTTCTTTCCATACATCTTTATTTCCAAAATGTGTTTTCATCCAATCTTTTAGTTTGTGATGTTCTGTTTTTCTTTCTTCATAACTATCTTTACAGATTTGCTCATAGGTTTCCTTAAAAGTTTCTGCATCTTTTGCTTTATATTTGTAGTCAAGGGGAATACACCAGTTTTCATGTAATATTGGTACTTTACCCCAATCAACTGCTTCAAATATTCCATATCCAAATGGTTCAAATTCAAAACACGAGTGAGATACACCCCAATCAAGTCCGTAGAATCTTTCTTTATATTTGTAATCAAATTTATAAATTTTACTTTTTTCGAATTTGTGTCCATACTTCTTTCGGTAATATTTGTTAAATGTTTCTGAATTAGTAGAAATATAATTTTCAAATGGTTCTATGAACTCTAAATTTTTTCTACCTTCCGCTCTTGCGGCAAAACCAATTTTCAATGACTCCGAAACTTCTTTATTTACTGTAAATTCGTAACAGTTTGGTATGTGATGTAAATTATCCGTTTTATATGGAAAATGATATAATCCTACCCAAACTTTATGTTTAATTTTATCAATCATTTCTGATTCATATTCCCAATTGCCGTACCAATGTAAGTATTCTTCTTTTTCCATTTGTGCCATTAAAGACACTCTTGTTAAATTATGAAAAACGATTGAATCAATCTTTTCCAAATTTTGATGAATAGCTCTGGTTGGAGTATAAT